TCACCATATTCGTTGATCAAATTCTTCAACGAAGTGAATACGTCGCCATTTTTACTGGAATCATCAGTGCTAAACGTCACACCCGATGTACGCACCCGAATCAGACTAGTTGCAGCATCAATAATATTTTGACTAGTTGCCATAAAAATCAGTCCTAAAAAAAGCGGGGCCGAAACCCCGCTTTAGGAATCGGAGGCATAAAGCCTCCATAGTATTCGACCTTTTTATTGAATCTATGCAGGTCGATAACCCCTCTCATGGGTTCTAGTTGATTCCCACCCTGGTTGCAATTTCAGGTCGGATTGTTTTGTAACCGTACAGAATGTCAATTCTGCAAGGGAACGTATCAGCACTAATTGAATAGTCTCTGACAATCCTCATTGAAATGCCGTCCATGACTTCTCTAGCCGCAAAAGCTACGCCTTCAGGAAGTACAAGGTCAGCCGTGGCGAAGCAGAAAGCATCCTTAGCGTAAGCCAAGGTATCTGTCCAATCCGCACCGTTACCACCACCAATTTTCGATACAGCGGCATTGTCAGCAGGAGTACCAGATACATTCTGGGTTCCGGTTGTTGCCACAATCGCAGGGCTAATCGCCAACGTCGTTGCAGATGCTCCACTGTTGCCAGTGACTACAAAATTTTGCAAAACGCCAGTATCGGCCTTGGTTTCGGGGTGGACTCGGTTTACACCAGCAATCGTGATGATATCGCCCTTCAGGAACGTCGTTGATCCTGTGTCTACAGTCAGGCTAGAACCCGTCTGGCTTGCGCCATTGACGAGATAGCCTGTCGTAGCTGCGGCAGTACCCGTGGTGTGCGTCGGCACAAGGGTGTTCTCGTAGTGATCGAATCCTGAGATACGACCCAACAGACCTTCCTTGTACTGCTTGGCAATCTGCCCAGAGTCTTGAAACAGACCCTTGGTGTCAGCCAGCATATCGACAACACTCTGCGGATCATGCAGATAGTTACGATCACCGTAAGGCGCTAAGTTGACCGTCAAGTCTTTTTGCGCCTTCGTAATATTGGCAAAGGAGTTGGCAGAGCCGACGCCGTTGACAAAATTGAACACGTCCTTCGACATGGAAAGCGCATCGCTCTCTATGTTCGCCGCCAATACAGACATCGCAGGCTCAATATAACGTTCTTTGAACTGGTCGATGTGCATTGACAGTTCTTCGCTTGAGAACGTGAAGTCAACACCTTTTTGGGTGTCCACAGACAACGTAACTGAATTCTCAGTCACATCTTGTGAACTTAGGGTCGCGCCTGTTCTAACTGAAAACTCGTTAGGAAGGCGTATTTTAAGATCGTTGCCGATCTTCGCACCTGACTTAGCATACTGGTCATCGTATTGAGTATTTATCGTACCAATGAAATTTAATTTCTGATGTAGTATTGCCAGGGCTTCTTTCGTTATAACGCTTGGAGAAAGTAGTGAATTAGCCATTTTTTAGTACCTATTTTCGATACCCCCGATACTTCGCGTATTCAGTCGGACTCATCTTGTCAGGGTCTTTCGACACCTTTCCTCTCGGAGTTACTGATTTAGAAGGCGCAGGAGCGTTAGTAGTTTTGACAGGTCGCTTGGCTATACTTAGAGCGGTTGAAACAACCGTAAGAGCTTTCATCGCCTCTAGTTGCGACATTTGATTGACTCGTTGAGCTTGTTGCGGATTACTGGCAAGCCAGTAAGCAACAGCAGGGCCGTTATCAAAATCGTTAACTATTGCTCTCGCTACAAAATCCGATTGTTGGAAATTGGGCGCAGTAATCTTGGTTTCGTAATCAGGAAAGTCGAGAGCAAAATCCTTTGACTTTTCTTTAAACGATTCCTCAGAGATCACTTGTTTTTGAGCATTGAGGTGATTCAATTGCGCTTGTTGCTGCTGGCCCATTGCCTGTTGAACAGTCTGAGCGTTTAGCTGCGCGTTATACTGGGTGACAGCTTGCTGATACTGACTCTGATCGTAATCGTAGTCCTGCAACTCTGGAAATTGATCCAGCGGTTGTTGAACTTGATTAATCTGTTCAGACAAGTATCGGTTTTGCTGCTCCAGTTCTTGAACTCTAGTGTTAGCTTCGTTCTTCTGTCGTGCGAGTTGAGAAATCCGCTGCTGGACGGAGTTGCGAGTTTTCTGCTTCTCCTCAGCTTGGTTGTCAGCGTTCTCTTCGCTGGATGGCTCCTGGGCTTCTTCTGTAGTGTTTTCAGAAATAGCTTCAGTAGTTACGCCCTCTTCGGGCTGGTCAGAATCTTCAACGGCATTCTCGATTTCCGCAGGCGATAGAATGCCCTCAGCGTTAGCTGCATCAGTCATGAGTACGACTCCTCGAATTTTACCTCGCTTTAAAGGGCAGCGAGTTAGCCCACGCTTTTACGGTGCGCTATACCGAATTATCTTCTTGATAAAAAGATTCTGGGTTTTCGCCTGTTTGTTGGCTTAGAAGCGCGGCTGCTGCTGGGATAGCGATGCCGTACTTTTTGGCGATGGAGATCAGCCTGTCATCAAAGATGACGTAGTTAGATGTGCGGTTTGTTTCTATTTGGGTTTTAAACCCTTTGTCTTGGTAGTTTTTTGCTGCTTCTTCAGCCTCTTTTCTCGTTCCATATTGCAAAGGCTCTGTTTCGTAAGAACCTTTTGAAGTTTCTAGTTTCACCTCATATTCTTTACCGCGTGACATTTGATCGCTATATCTAATGCCTTTGATGCCTTTATCACTTAAGGTCTTGGATAAGGCTTCTGTGCCTCCCATCTTCTCTGCGGCTCTATAATATGCGCTGCCGCCCTTGTCGCTCCCCAGGGTATTGTAAAAAGTGCCAGTTGTCCTCATCTGGCTATCAACCCAATCCTGCCCGTCAATTAAAACATCATAATCAGGATCGTCTAATATCATTTGGGCACGACTAACATCCCTTGCTTCAGGAAAAGCCTTTGCATAGTCAGTTGCAAGAAAGTCCCGTAGAGCCTTCTCTGGATTCCCTTCATAATTTTTAACAGTATGCCCAAGAGCTTTTTGCACAACCTCGCTCTGCTCACTCATAGGCAAATCGTAATCAATCAATTCATCAGGTGATGCGTCTATGTCTACCTGATACATGCTTCCTTTCGACGCTTTTGCGCCTTTATTGGCTTTTATCCCTTCTAAGTAAATATCTTCTGCACGATAACCTGTTTCATCAAAAACCCCCATTCCCTGTACGTCATCGGGTACTAAATTATCATTAACTACCGACGTAGCTGTTGTTCTTACATTGTCAGGAGCTAACTTTGGAAACTTTTCTTTTATTGCGGTTTCAATTGCAGTTACATGATCGCCATACGTCTTTTGGACACCATCGTTTCTTATTACTATATTTCCCTTTAATTGATCCCTGTATCCCTTCGCTACATCTTCAGCTTCAGCAAAGTAAAGCCCGTGTCCGTAAGCCTGTGCGCCCTCACCAGTGCCAATCTGTTCCATGGAGAACTCGTCAAAGTCATGCGGAGAGCCGTGATACGCTCTGATACCAGGCACTCTCCTAATCATCGGCACAGCCATCAACACAGCACTACCGATCTCTTTTGCTGCCTCTTCGCCAAACGCTTTTTGCAGGTTAGGCACAATGGTCGTGTTTAAGTAATTGATTGCTTCATCAACGCCTAGACTGTCCATGACGCTTACCATAGCGTCCTTCAGGCTTTGTAAGCCTGCTTGTCCTTCTGGTGTTCTGGGGCTGTAAGTCAGCTTGTCACCGACCTCCATCATTCGTCCAAGTGACTGTGATGGTCTGGGCGATTCTTCGTAAGGTTCAAACCCAAATAATTCCAGCAAATCTTGGCCCGATTCTTTTGATTGCAGCAGGCCCGAAAGAATGTTGATGGGTTCTGCGGCAATAGCACTACCCACAGTGAATGTGGGTTCAACATATCGCGCTAATCTGTTTCTGTTAGCAGGCTCTCCAATGATGTCTTGGACAACGCCAACAGCGTGAGTGGCATCGTGCATTTACGCAGAAAGCATATTCCGCAAGCGGTTTTGCAATGCACCTGGCGCTGTTTGACCGCCCTGACCCATTGCTCCTTGACCCATGCTGGGAGGCATTGCTTGACCCATGCCTTGTGGCATTGGTGGACGCATCCCGCCTTGACCGCCCTGCCCCATTGGTTGTGGCATTTGTGCAGGATCACGTCGCGGCTCACGATAAGGAATGAAGGTCTGCAAGCCAGTTTTAGGATCAATCACAACCTGGTATTTATTACCGTCGCGTCCTGTCACCAACTGCATGTCACCACCTGATGAGGGCATCGAGGGCATACCTGTTTGCGGCTGAGACTGCGGCAGGGCCGTCTGTGGCGGCTGTCCAATCTTACGCACCAATGCCTCTGCCGATCCTGCATTCAAGCCTCTGCGCCCTGTGAGCATATCTGCAAGTGCGCCTCTCGATGGATTCATTTGTTCGTTCATTTTCTTTTACCCTTACGTTTTTTGCGTGCTTTTGCGGCAGCTTTCATGCCAGTTTTGGTGTATGAATAGTGTTTATTTCCGACCTTTTTAGACAACGGGCAATCCTATGCTTTGCCTTAGACGCAACGCAGCGATCCTCTGAGCCTCTAAATCCTGCTGCGCCTGTGCTAGTTCAAGCTGCTCTAATTGCGCCTTAACGGTGTTCAGAAACGCCTTAGATTCGCTTTCACGGGTGTCTGCTTGCTCGTTCATCACCTCGGCCTGCTTCATAGCGATTTCTAATTGGGCTGCTTGAGCTTCGATTTGCTGCTGCTGCTCCATCTGCTGTTGCAGGGCCACTGCCTCTTCTTGATCAGGTTCGATAATGCCTGCTTTCACACCCGCACTTCTGAGTCTGGAGATGACTTCATCACCGCCCACCAGGTCGAGGTTCTTGAACAGAATGTCTCCTACCATCGAGGACATCGCAGGGTTCTGGGCAATGATCTGAGATAGTTGTTCTGCTGTTTCCTGCTTGCGAGTCGAGAACGATGGGCCTGTTGCCATCTTGATATCATAGTGTCCTGCGGTGAGATCGTTGGTCAGGATGAATTCACCGGTCTGCATGTCTTGCAGTGGTTTGTTTACCGCCATGACCTCTTCACTTTCATCCTCGCCAAGAATTCTGATTTGCCGTTCTGTGTCGTAAATCTTAGGAATCAGATCGATGCAAATCTTGCCAGCCAATTCCATTGCATCGCTGAGTTGGTCAGCATATTCGTAGTTGGTAAGCTCCCCCTGATACTGTCTGCCCCGTATTGCAACGCCAGAGCTTTCATTGCCCTGCGCTCCAAGATTCGCCTCAAAGATGCCTGTGGTGGCTTGGATGTCCTGACTGGCGACCTGTGCATCCTGCGCGAGTGCGGGACTGCCCTGTGCAGGCGCTTCTCGAAACGGCTTCTGACCCTGATCGAAGTTGAAGAACATCACTGGGTCGGATGAGGTCATCATGTTGCGCCAGCGTTCTTCGTGGCCCTTGACCATCGCTGGAGTTGCGAGATACGGCTGTTTGGGTGTTAAGGCACTGACTTCTACCGCAACGCTGCGCGAGTAGTTGTACATCCTTTGCGCGTCCTTGGCTTTCGCGACGATGCCGCGGCTGAAGAACGTGCCGTCAACATTCGTGGTTTTTCCGAACACTGGCACGATCGGAATGTATCGTCCGACACACTCGACTTTTTCAATCACTTCCATCGCGGTTAACTTGTAGCGTTCTAGCTTTCTGCTCTGGACGATGCGCTCTTTGCCCAGGGTTATACCATTCAGGTTAAGCTCGTCGGCTATCGGCTCGATATCTGCGTAGTCCACGACACGACCATCGGACAACTGCACAAGGCGACTTTCCTCAATAACGATGCGATAGTAATCAGCCACACGCACATAATCTTCTGACACCCAGCTGTCGAAATTGCCAGTGTTTTCAAAGTCACTCTGTGACCCCTGGTTCTTCGCTTTCGGGTACATGCGCTCAAACTCGTCCCGCTCCACATCCTCAAAGACGAAGCCATAACGGGCTTCTTCGATGGGCTGTGCTTGCACGATGGGGTCGATGAGGACGCTAAACGGGTTTTTTATCTCCCGAATCAAAATGTCCTGGTCTAAGCTCACGTCATCGATGTAATCGTGATCAATGAGCAAGCAGCCCCAGCCGCCCTTCACAGCGAATTTGAACGCTGTTTTAAAGGCTTTCTGACCTCTTTGGTCGATCTGACGTATCAAACCTTGAAAAATCTCTGCTGTGTCCTCGTCGCCCTCTTCGGCTGCTCTTACCTTGATAGAAGGCATGTTTGAAAGCTGCGATCCAACAACGCGATCAACGGACGCACTGAGCTTGTCGAATGTCAGGCATGGTCGATTCTTGCGGTTGTTCTTGCTTGACTCATCCCACTGACCATCGGGTTCATCGATAAAGCTCACGTCAGACAGCGCCAGGTCATAGGTGTCCTGCCAGCTATCAGAGGCAGTTTCAAATCGGTGCATTGCCTCCGTGATGATGTCGTTCTTTTTTGCCATTACCACTCGCTTGTGAATTCTAGGTCTGGTGCTGTTGTTTCTGCTTGGTATGCCTGGGCAAACATTCTGAAAGCGTCTGCTCCGTTGGAAGCCCAGTTGTGCAATGGAACTTTGCGAAACGTGTCAAACTTGTCATCCCACTGATACTGATAGTTTGCTAAAGAGTTTAAGCCTTCTTCGCAGTCTGTCTGATCGAACCAACAGCTACGGAACACATCTCTTACCTGCGCGATACCGTCCTCAACAGACGCAATGCGTGGCACTGTGACGATTGGCTGTACGCCAAGCCCCTCAAGTATCTCGCGCCTGCTTCTGTTGCCTGAACCCAACATGACAGCCTCTACGTCATGCGGCAGATAGTGATCGCCATACAGATAGCCCTTGTCTTGCAGGACATGAGCATAGTGATCTAAATCAACCAATCTGTGTTCGTAGAAGTCGATGAAGCGATGTTCTTTGCCGACCTGCTGATGGAACCAGATCGCTGTCGTGTCGTTGCGCCCCAAATCCCAAAACGTATTTACAGGGACGCTTTCCACGGGCAGATTGCACACTCGCCCTTCTTCACGCATCTGCTTAAGTTGCTGCGCGAAAATTGAGCCGTCTGAAAATTCTTTGAGTTCGCCTTCATAGACGTGTTGATATTCTTCTTCGTTATTTGCTTTAAGCGTCTGCATCTCGTCTGGCAAGGTCGTTTGATGGAAATACGGGTTGTCTCGCCAACTGACCTTCTTCACGATCGCACTGTCTGGTGGATTCAAAACGAATCGCTGATATGCAGCATCACTTTTCAGTTCAGGGTTAAAGCTAACCCATATCTCGCTGCTTGGTTTCCGAATCGATGGAATCAATGTGCGCCAGCTTTGTTCACTAACGCTGTTGCCTTCTTCGATCCAACAAATATCAATGCCATCGATCGACTTGATCGACTGCACGTTCTGCCACAAGCCTGAGAAGATAATCGAGGTTCCATTCGTCCCACGAATCTCGTTAGACGTGACCTCGTAGAAATGCTCAAGTCCTAACGCTTTGATGCGCTGTGCGAGCAGGCTGTGAACGCTGTCTCTGATGCTGCGCTGTATCTCCCTGGCGCACAGGATTCGTTTAGGCTTTGGCTCTGAGCCTTTAAGCAACAAAGCACTTGCGATTTGAACGCTTTTGCCTGCACCTCGACCGCCCCAATAAACTTTGTAACGATGCGGCTCAAACAACTCTTTAAACGCACTGGGAACCCTAATCTTCTGTTTCGTCAGTAAAGGTAAGCTCATACGCTCCGATTCTGGCGTTCAGGGTAGTGTTTTCTGTGGGCTCGCCTAACGCCAATTTTGCGAGCTTTTGTGCATTTAACGATGCTGTTGATAACGATTGCAGTTGATGTGTGCTGATTCCTTCATTGCCTAACCTTTCTGCCTCTTGATGAGCGCGTATCTTTTGCCCAACAGTGGCAAGCATCGCTTTTGCAAGATTAAGACTTGAGCTATCGAGTATTTTTGACTCCTGCGCGAACTCTTGAATACGTTGCGCCTCTAACTCAGCCTCGAGGTCGGCTTGAAAATTTAACTTCTGGTCTTTCCATCCTTCTCGCTGCGCGGCCTTATATAACGTGTGAATTGATACGTTATGCTCTTCGCTAAGTTGCTCTATGGTTTTGGTGCGCCTAAAACCCTCTTCGTTTATGTCTCCCTGAACATAATCGAACTTCATCTTAGCTTTTAGCTCATCCGTTAATTTTGCGTATTCGCTCGCCATTTTCTGTCAGTATTTGTAATTTAGCTGTTTGATTAGTGAAGTTTTCCCACCGCTTAACGATGACATCACAGTATTTTGGATCAAGCTCCACCATGCGACAAAAACGGTCAGTTCTTTCACAAGCAATAATGGTCGAACCAGACCCCCCAAAAACATCAATAACAAGGTCTTGTCTTTTTGATGAGTTAATCAGTGCTTTTTCGATAAGCTCTACAGGCTTCTGAGTCGGATGCACATAGTTTCCCGTTGCACCCCGTGACATATACCAAACGTCTGACTGCGCTCTGTCGCCATGCCAATCGTCGCCTTTGACGTAGAATATAAATTCATGTTGCGGTCGATAATTAGCCTGTCCCAGACCGATAGATTTTTTGTCCCAAACAATACAGGCTGACGGTTGTAAAGAATTAGTTACTAATGCTTCTTCAAACTGAGCGTATGTACGCCACGGAAAACAAATGTATTTTGATGCGCCACTTTTACAAACTGACACGGCACACTTCAAAGCCTCGCTTAGCAACTGAACTAACTCGTCGCTTCGCAAATCATCATTGATAATCGGGCCATGAGCCTTG